ATATCATCTTCTAAAAGTAAAAATTTAACATTCATACTTAAAGATAAATCATCTAATATTTTAACAGCTTTTTTACTTGCATCTTTATCAAGTGCTATTCCAACCTTACTATAGTTCTTTAACACATCTATATGAGTTTGTAAAAGGTTAGTTCCGAGTAAAGCTATTCCTGTACAGTATTTAGATATAGTTAGTGCAGATACCACATCTTCTACAACTATTGCAGTATCACTTTTACCAGTTATAAAAGGGTAACCCGAACTTCCATATCTATACCATTTTGGATTTTTATTTTTGTATAAAGCTCGTCCAACAGCGTCAACTAATTTGTCATCTTTCTTAACTAAAAATACTGCTCTATGTAAGTGTCTATCATATCGTATAATTTCATGATATTCTTCTAGATTATAGTGTCTAATATATTTTTTGTAATCTTTATTTTCAAAATTTTCTTCCCAATGATTTCTATAGTAAAATACTTCTGGCTCTTTTTGTTTTTCTATTTCATTAAATAATCTTTTAGATAATTCACTACGTGTTCTACCTTTAATATTGCAATCAGCATGAAAACAATTATAAATAGTTTGTGTACCATTATTTATAGCAGAGAACGTATTCTTGTTAAAACAAATAGGACAATCTATTCTAACACTTTCGTTAGTTTTTAAATTTAATTCCTTTAAAAAGTTTTGTAACATTCCACTCCTTTGTTATGGGTAGTTTACAGGAACTCTTGATTACTTTGTGTAATAATGCTAGCACTCATCTTCAAACACAATCCTACTTGGCACTACCCAAGCCATATTGTAGTCGCTTGTATAGTATATTCATACCCCATCATTAAACTACAATTTATTACATCTGTATGGTTACCCTTGTCTGCCATATCTATTTCACTATGGTCTGAGAGGTGGACGGAAACGTTGCCACGAACCATTGCCATTAATTTCAATTCCACTGGAATCCAAATGCAATTATAAAACCCTTTTAAACTACTAAAAACTAATGTCAATAAAAAAAAAATAATTTTTTAGTTGACTTTTAAATTTAAAGGAATACAAGGGAGAAACCCCCCCGTGGGACACTTTATAACATTTAAGGAGTAAACTATGAATATATTTTTTTTAGATAAGTTTCCACTAAAATCAGCAGAATATTTATGTGATAAACACGTACCTAAAATGTTATTAGAAAGTTGTCAAATGTTATCTACTGCTGTCCATCAACATAAAGAAAATCTTCCATGGCCATTACCTGTTTATCGACCTCATCCTGTGTGGAAAAATGTTGACAATCTTTATAAAAAAGCTTACCCCAATCATCCTATGACAAAATGGGTCGGTCTTAATCGTGGTAATTTTAAATGGACATTAGAAAATGCTGTATTTATTGGTGAGGAATATTATAAACGATTTAACAAATATCATAAATCAAGAAGAATTATTACTTTAATTTTTCAAAATAATTATATGGATTGTATACCAGAGGGAGATTTTACCGAACCACCTCAATGTATGCCAGATGAATACAAAGATAAAGATTATATTTTAGCTTATCGTAGGTATTATGTAGGAGAAAAAAAATATTTTGCTAAGTGGGAAAAGGGCAGAAAACAGCCAGATTGGTGGGATAATGTATAGAATAATTGTTATAACTTTATTACTTTTAATTATTCTTGTTACTTGTAGTGGATGTGCTTTTATGGTAGCTAAAGAAACTGTTAAAATAGTTGATATAGCTTTAGAGGAAGAACCTAATCCTGACAAAAAAAAGAAGATACTAAAAAAACAACAAACTATGAAAGATAAAGCTAGAGAATTTTATTGTAGTAAGGTAAAAGATAAAGAGAAGTGCCAATGAGTAGAGCAGTATTAAAAAGAAAAAAACATAAGGGTAGAAGAAAGATAGGCTCTAGAAAAAGAAAAAATAGACGAAGAATTAGATTAGGTTTAAAAGTTAGGAGAAAAAAGAAATGAGAAAATACGAGGTAGAAATACAAATAGCCCAAACTAAAATTTATCATGTAGATGCAGAAGATGAAAAAGATTTACTTGATAAAGAAAAAAGTGGGGCTATAGAAGATGAGGGAAAACTTATTAGAATTGATACATCAGAAAGTATGTTAGGTAGTTGGAGTTTTATAAAAAATGAAAGTTGAAAATTTAATAGATAAGTTAAAAAAATGTAATCCAAAGGACGATGTAAGATTTTATTTTTTAGAAAATTATAATTTAAATGGTTGTCAATTAGAAACAATAATAGCAGTAGATAATCAAACTGAAATAACAATAAAAAAAGATGAAACTGATGAGGGGGGATGTAATGCCGAGTAAATTAGTTAACCTACCCAAATTTGTAACTGTTGGGGCATATAAAGTAGAACTTGTCAGAATACCTCATGATGTCGCTTATGAAAGCTCAGATTATCAAGGTAGTTTTGTCGCCAAGCCTCCTCTAAAAATTTATTTAGATGAAGAAATAATTGATATGGGTGGAATGGACGCTATTAATTTAGTGATACATGAATTTTGTCACTTAGGCTATTATCAATATGGTATGAAAGATAAAGAAGAAGAGCATATTGTTAATTCCTATGGAAATTTTTTAACAGAGTTACTTATGAGAAGTGAATTAAAAGAATGGTTATTATGGCAGATGACAAAAAGTTAAAATCTGTGGATAACTTTTTAAAAAAAGATTTGACTTATAAAATTAGGAGTTTAAAAGGGTTGGTGTTGTAAGGTAAGAAACTGCCTTGAAGAATACAGTACGTTTATCTTTTTAATTAAAGATATTAATATTACAAAAAGTTAGTATGGGGCGTATTCAATTAAATGAGAAACTTTACTTACAGCATTCTTGGGTGGTTGTTCTAGACAACAATAAAAAACTAGATAGGTTTGGGTTGACACGTAAAATATAGATTTCCCAAACTGAAAGCCTGTTTAGGAGTGGGCATGGTAGATATATCTTTTAGTCCCATTCCTAGATAGTTAAGATACGCTAAATTTCCGTAAGGAGAGGGGTCTGCTGACGAGTAGAATGATTGTGAAGAAAAGATAATCCCGTCACACTCCTTACGAAAGTTTAAGAGTTTTGGGTGTTGACTCGCAATACTAGTTTAATTAACTTAATGCACAGTTATATGGTTGTCAGCGAAACTGTCGCCCAAAAAACAGAAAGGAATAAGGGGTATCAAGAGAAATCACATAGTAGCCTTGCTCTACCCCACCAATAAATAAGGGAGATACAAAAATGTCAGTTAATTGGATACTAATAAATGCAGACTTGTCATACTACCATAGCACAAAATTTAAAGCAGGTGGTCGACTATACTTTATAAAGGCAGGTAGAAAAAATGTCAGCGTTTATGATTTAGCCTTACGAAAAAATGTCAGCTTCAAAATGTCAGCCCTACCTCAATTTTTTTATACACCAGAAAATTTTACTTTTGAAACACATCACTTTCCACCTAAAACTTGGAAAAGTATTTTAAAAGATTTTAGGAGATATACACAAAAAACAGCTATCGAAAAAAGTATATTAGATACACTAAAAAATAAATCAAAAATAAATTATAAAAATGTTTGACAAGTTTTTTAAAAAATGTTTTAACAGTTTAAGGGCTATCATCTACAAAAGATGTTGAGTGCATGGTGAATCACCTCGAGAAAAATATTGTGTTGAGTGTGCTAGTCCTTAACATTAAACAAGGGAGTAAAAAATGAAAGTAGATTTAGAAAAAACTGTACCAGAAACAATTCAAGAATTGATAGGTACTGGAGGTATATTTCATATTCGATGGAAGAAAAAAGATAGAAGAGAATTTTTAGATAAGCCCCACAGAATTAACCCCGATTATGATAAACACACTATTTTACGAACTGGCAATTTTAGATTAGGAGTTGTTAAAGGTTTAAAGGGTGGTAAAAGGACTACTGATAAGAGCGATTATTTAGTTGCTTATGATATGTCTAAAAAAGGATATAGAAATATATATTATAATACTATTGAAAAGATAGTAGCTAACAAAAAAACATATTTTGTAAGAGTTATAGATACTAAACAATTTCGTTTTGGTTTAATTGAACAGGAGAGTACATGAAAAAAAGTAAATATGAGATGAAGTATAATGTAAGAAAAGTAAAAAATACGCTAGATAGATATAGAATGTTTTCTTTTTTATCTACGTTTTATAGACTTAGTAAAACACAATTAACAACAAAACAATTACATATTCTTGGAGTCCTTTTGTTTTATTCAAAAATAAAAAAAGTATGTGTTAAAGATTTAAATGAATCGTTACATAAACAAAATCATTCTTCATTAAGTAGACTTGCTTCATCACTTGAAAAAAAAGGATTAATTAATAAAGAGAGAAATGGTCAAAACGTGTATTTAACTTTATCTCAAAAAGGATTAGATTATTTAAACAAATTATATTATTCATATAATATGCAAAATATAGATGATACAAAATTTAATACTACAGCTAATGAAGAAATAGTTAAAATTTTAGAGAGATACCATGATAAAAAGGTAGCGTAAATGAAAGTTGGGGATATAGTAAAACATAAAGAGCAAGATATAGAGGGTAAAATAATTGAAGACTATGGTCATACAGTTGTTATTATTGATGAAACTTTAGAAATTACTGATAATAGATTGGAATTTAGAAAATCAGATTTAGAAGAGGTAAAAAAATGATTAAGGGGAGTGCAGAATTAAGAAAATATACTACTATCTATCCTAAAACAGTATATACTATAAATTCAATAGAGGATTATGGGGCTTATGGTAGTAAACTATTAAAACAATCTAATAATACAAAACTTGGTAAAGTTGTTGCTAGAGGTAAATTTGTTAAAAAGCCTCTTTATTCTTTAAGTTTAGTTGAGCGTGAGATGGGTTGCCCTAAAAGTTGTCATCATTGGGATAGCTGTTATGGTAACAATATGCCTTTTGCTCATAGGTTTAAAACTGATGATGATTTAATTTTTACTTTAATATTAAGGAATGAAATATTTGCTTTACTTAAAAAACATAAATTTGGTATTCATATAAGACTTCATGTACTAGGGGATTTTTTTAGTAAAGAATATGTTAATTTTTGGTATATAATATTAAAGTTATATCCTAAAGTTAGCATTTATGGTTATACAGCCCATAGTCCAAAAAGTATGTTAGGTAAAAAAATAAAAAATGTCATTAATAAAATTGGTTTTGATAGATTTGCTATTAGGTTTTCTAATGCTAACGTAGAATTGTCAGCTAACAGCACTGAATATAAACCTAGACTTTTAAAAAATGTCAGTCTAAACCCCACTATATGCCCTGAACAGGAAGACAAGGTTGCTAACTGTGTTTCCTGTGGTCTTTGTTGGAATTCTAATGCTAAACAAATTTTATTTAAAACACACTAAAAAATATGATAAAAAATAGCAAGCTACAATTTACTATATCTACTAAAGATTTAATAAAATATGGATATGGACTACAGGATAATATTATTAGATTTACAATTCCTACAGTAAATCCAAATATACAAGCAGAATTAAGAATAGAAATTGAAAGTATAAATACATTTAAAATAAAAAATATGTTTGTATCTAATATAATTTCTGATAAAGAGAATTTATTGCAATTCAGCAATAAAACAAATCGCATTAAACAAGGGAGTTAAAATGCATATACAACATAATAATTTATTGGATGTTTCAGCTTTTGATATGCCAATAAAAAGTATTACTAACCCAGAAATAATTTTAAAAGATATTAATGGAGTAGAACAAAAAACAACTATGGATGACCAAGTCGTAGTTTATAGACCAGACACTATGGATATTTTAGGGCGTTCACGTTCTAAAAAATACAAAATAGTTGAGCCTACAGAATTATATTCAGCTCATGCAAAAAAACTACTAGAACAAAAAGATTTACCTCTATCTGATGTAATAGTTGATGATTATGTATATGAGGGAGGGCGTAAACAAAAAAGAACTGTTACTTTTCCAAGTTTAACAAAAAGAATTGAAAATAGTGAAGTAGCTATGAGAAGTGACATTTTTAATTCAGTTGATATGTCTTGGATGTATCAAGCTTTTGCAGGGGCTTATAGGGACTTATGCAGAAATTCCCTTGTTTTTGGTGGTCAACGTATGTATCATATTAAACAAAAACATACTACAGGCTTAAATGTGTTATCTACGCTAAAATCAGTTGGAAATACTTTTCAATTATTTAATGAAAATTCAGAACTTATGGATAAGATGTTAAAGCAGGAAATAAGCCTAAAAACTATGGCTCATATTTTAGCTAATAATATCTGTAAGAAAAAAGAGAATAGCAAAAAATTATTAGATGACACAAGTATTTCTGTTAATTATAAATTACTAGATTATTTTATTGACAAGATAGAGCAAGAATCTGGAAATTTAGGTTATACTGTCTGGAATTTATATAATGCTCTTACTCATTGGAGTACACACATTGATGATACTTTTGAACGCCTAGATGATAAGGGAGTAGCAAAAGAAATTAAAATGAGTAGAGCAGGTTCAAAAGAGCATACAGCACGTACTAAAAGAGAAGATAAAGTACGTGAATTTATGAATGGTGAAGATTGGGCTAATTTATTAAATAATACCTATATTTTCACTAGCCTTCATCCTAATATACAAGAACGATTAAACTAAAAATAATGTCAGTAGAATTAATCAAAATGTATATAGGGGGTAAATATGGGGGATTTTATATTAATATTAGGTAGGATATTTTTAGTAATATTAGTTTTTCTTTTACTTACCTTAATTCTTTAAATTTAAATAAAAGCCTACTTTAAAAAGTGGGCTTTTTTTATTTCTTTTTTTCTTGTATAAATCTTAATAAATATGGTAGGAATATTAAAAATTTCAATAATGGTTATTGAAAACAATATTTATAAAAAGGGAGTTATCAAAATGACTACTAAAAAAGAACTGATAGAAAGAGTAGAGAACTTGGAAATACTTGTTTTTATTCTTATGTACAAAGATAGACCAATACGCCTAAAGAACGGGCGTGTTATTAATCCACCTGTTAAACAAATTGAAACACCAAAACAATTAAGCTTTTTATTTGGGGGCAATAATGCCTAATACACCTTATATGACTAAAAAACATTTTACAGTATTGGCTGATGAGTTAGGGCATGATAAATTTTATTATAACAGTAAAATTGCTTATCATGAGAAGCTTACTAGATTAACGACTTATTGTGTTAAAACTAATATAAGATTTGATATAGATACTTTTAATAAACGTATCGAACATACTTATAATAGAGTTAAATCAGTAGCAGAAAAGCAGATTGGAGGAACTATATGAAAGTAGGGCAATTAATAGATATATTAAATGGTATTCCTAACGATTTAGAAGTATATTTAGATACTGCTGATAGCCCATTTAATAAAAGCCTTGGTTCAGTAGCTAAAGAACGTATCACTGGTTATGTAGATGTATTTGATAATGCTGAAATAAAAACAAAGACTATATGTGTTTTACGACAATCACAGTTTGAAGCTACTGGGGGGGATTAAATGGTTGATACTTTCATCCTCTATATGCTTTGTATCTGTTTAGGCTTTTTTGTACTTGCTATGTTTTGGAAATAATGCTTATATTTAACTTAATAAATAAAGGAGTGTACAAAATGAACCCATAAAATAGACTATTACCTTTCTTATTATAGAGCCTCACGCTTGAAGCTGTGGGGCTTTTTTTATTGCTTCTTATTGATATTCTGGGGCTAGTTTACAAGCCTATTGAATTAGCTTTTAAATGACTAGTTATAAGGCTTTTAGAGGTTCATATTGTTCGCTAGGGGTATATCAAACAAGCCTTTAAAATTTCGTTAACTAGTCTATAAAATGTCGGCCAAGTTTCCCATGCGTGTGGGCGTGCGATTGCCCCTAATAATAATCGGGTACACCCGAAATATACCCACGTTAAAACCTAAAATTCTTTGGATTTTCTATTGAAAGTCTTTTTGAGGAATACCCTAAATTTCCCTATGCGATAAGTGTAATTATCGTACATGATAATTGTAATTATCGTACGTTAACTGTAATTATCGTTAGTAATATCCGTAATTAGTCATCTAGCTAGTATTTAGTAAGTTATTGAAATATATATATTTTTAGGGGGTCACTAGGGTCACCCGGGGTGGTATGGTAATCTGTATACAAAGTGAATAGAATTTTACCAGAAATAGGCCATAAACTAGTTGGGTAATCGCTTGATTTAAGGGGTAACCTTATAAATAGATGTAAGCCCCCGGGTAGGGGGTACTTCCTATTATACACCTGTGTACCAATTTGTCAAGTAAAAAATAATTTTTTTAATAGAAAAAGCTTGACAACTAGTAAATACCGTGTATAATATAATAAAGGGAGTACAAAACAAGCACATACTTCATCACTTTAATTAGTAGAACAAAAAGGGAGATATGGTGCAGTCTGTACTAAGTAATCTCTAGAGGAGAAAATTAATGAATAAAGATAAGATAAAAAAACTTGTTTCAAGTTTACAAGGTGGAACTGGAGGTAGAACTGTATCTGCTCAAGATATAGCAGCTGCATTCAAGTTTGCATCAGGTAAGGGTAAAAGTCTATCTGATAAAGATTTTAAAGAAGCTCTTAGAAAGATGATGGGTAAACCAGTACAAAAAAAAGGTAGTCCCCATTTAAAAAAAGGTGGAAAAGCTAAAAAAATGAAAACCTATAAAAAAGGTGGAAAAGCCTAGTGCATTTACTTCCCCAAAAACAGAAATCTAAAAAAGAACTAACAGAAAAACAAGAAGTATTTGTTAGTTCCCTTATTGAGAACGGTGGAAGTATACCACAAGCTATGAAAAAAGCAGGGTATGAACCTACTTCACGTTCTTGGTTAGTAAATTCGGTTTCTAACGAAATAGTAGAACGAACACAGAACTACTTAGCAACCCACGGAATGAAAGCCGCACAGAATTTAATCAATGCATTAGATGAAGACGGAACAACGCCGAAGGGTGAACTGCGTTTAAAAGCAGCAGAAAGTTTATTAAATAGAATTGGTATAGGCTCTAGAGAGACAGTAGACCATAACGTAACAGCTATACATGGTGTAGTATTGTTACCTAACAAAGAAAAAGAGATAATAGTAGAGGATGCCTAAACCCTTTATAACAACAAAAAGCCCACAATTTCATACTTGGATACGAGAAAAATTTAATGAAGAACCATCAGAACTTAAACCCCAACAATTACATAACAAATTTATAGTTTATTTAGCATGGAGAAAAGCACAACCACCCAAGACACAAGAAAAACATCAACAATACCATTCGGATATAAATTAGATGAAAACAAAAAAACGTTATTACCCATCCCCAAAGAGCTTGAGGCTTATACAAAAGCAAAAGATTATCTTCAATCTTGCTCTTATAGGGAAGTTGCTAGTTGGCTCACTGCCACAACAGGTAGAAAAATATCAGCACAAGGGCTTAGAAAAAAAGTATTAGGAGAAAAAAGTGAATGAAGTACCTCCTCCAAAGCCTAAAAGACAATATAACTACAGTATTGCAACAAAGGCACGTATGGCAGCTCAAAAAAAGCTTCGACAAGCTAAAAGAACTGCTGAAAATAAGAAAAAACAAGTAAAAGCACAAAGAGATAAGATTCGACACATAGAATCTGGTCTAAAAAAGATAGAAGGAACTTTAAATGGTAAAAATCCTTCTGTTTTAACAGAAAATGACTTAAAAATAGCACCAAAAGCTGTAAAAGAACAAATAAATCAAGAAAATGTTATTTTTAAGCCAAACGAAGGCCCACAAACAGACTTTTTAGCATCTCCAGAACGTGATGTTCTATATGGAGGAGCAGCAGGCGGTGGAAAATCATATGCTCTACTAGCTGATTTACTTAGATATGCTCATTTACCCGACCATAGGGCTTTGTTAATTAGAAGAACACTCGATGAATTAACAGAGTTGATTGACAAAAGCAAGCAATTATATCCAAAAGCATTTCCGGGAGCTGTATTTAAGGAATCTAAATCCATGTGGATATTTCCTAGTGGAGCAACCGCTTGGTTTTCTTACCTAGATAGAGATAAAGATGTTACTAGATACCAAGGACAAGCTTTTAACTGGATAGGTATAGATGAAATAACACATTATCCTACACCTTTTGTGTGGGAATACTTACGTTCTCGTTTAAGAACAACCAACCAAGAAATAAAACCTTATATGAGGTGTACAGCCAATCCCGGTGGTCTCGGTGGATGGTGGGTTAAAAAAATGTATATTGACCCTGCACCACCACATGAAACATTTGCAGCTAGGGATATTGATTCTGGCGAAATATATAAATGGCCAGAGCGTCATGAAAAAGCAGGACAACCTTTATTTCAACGAAAGTTTATTCCTGCACGATTAACTGATAATCCTTACTTAATGCAAGATGGTCAGTATGAAGCAATGCTTCGTTCTTTACCAGAAGTAGAAAGAAAAAGATTATTAGAAGGAGATTGGGAAGTTGCAGAAGGAGCAGCTTTTCCAGAATTTTCTAGAAGTCTACATGTTATCGAACCATTTGAAATTCCTATAGGATGGCAACGAATGCGTTCTGGTGACTATGGTTATGCTTCACCTTCCTGTATTTTATGGGGATGTATAGATTTTGATGGTAATATTTATATTTACCGTGAATTATACGGCTCTGGATATACAGGCGATGTACTAGCTAGACTAATATTAGAAATGGAAAGAAATGACCCAACAATGATGATGTCTATACTAGATACAAGTTGTTGGAATAAAGTTGGATTAGGCCCAAGTATAGCAGAAACAATGATACGAAATGGAGTACGTTGGATTCCTGCAGATAGAGATAGAGTTTCCGGTAAAGTAGAAGTTCATCGAAGATTAGCTTTAAATGAACGAACAGTTGAACCTAGATTAAAAGTTTTTAGTACGTGTACTAATCTTATTCGTACATTAGCGAGTATACCTACATCAAAAACAAATCCAGAAGATGTAGATACAAAAGCTGATGACCATGCTTATGATGCATTACGTTATATGATTATGACTAGACAATCAAATCAACCAACACTTAATACAGCATTAAGAAGAATTAAAGATAGAGTACAATATGAACCAAGTGATGCAACTTTTGGATATTAAAAATGACAGACGAAGAATTTAGAATATTACAGTTTAAAACAAGTAAACTTATTACTAATACATTTAATAAATCAACTTTAAAAAGAACTATAACAAGTAAGGCAGCAAAAGCTCATCTTAATATTTTTAATAAGCAAATAGAAAAATTATTAGCAACTCCTAATTTAACAAAAAGTCAATATCTTGATTTACATAATCAAATTGAATCACAGAAATCACAATATAGAAATAAAGTTATTAAAAAGGACAAAATAACAACACAAGAAAAAGATAAAATATTTAGAAAAAATATAAAAAAACAATTAATTAAAAAACAAGAAGTAGCTCCTATATCAAGAGCTTTAAGAAAAATACCTATAACATCTACAAATGTAACAAATAATTTAATAAATAGTTTAGGTGGGTTTGTAGAAGGAAAAAATAAAGTATCTACTGGAACAGCAGTAACACCTTATGATGCAATAAAAGTACAAAGTAATAAAGTAAATTTTAATCTAAAAGGATTTTCTTTATTTGAAAATGCTGCTTATAATTCTAAAATTCACGGAATATCAAATACTATTCAAGAATTAGATGAAGGTGTAAAAAATAAAAAAATTAGTCTATCTGAAGCAAATAAAATAAAAAGTACACTTCAAGATGATACAGTAAATCATAAATTACATCAATTAGGTACAAGTGACCAAGTAAAACAATTTAATAGACCAGAGTATCAAAAATCTTTTAAAATTTTTTTAAAAGGAGCTTTTAATAAGTATATGAAAGTTATTCCTGTTGTTGGCCCTATATTTCAAATGCTAGATATGAAAAAAGAATATGAGCAAATACAAAGTGGTGACCATCCAATGTTTCCTAGTCCTGAAAAAGTCAGTGCACAGGTATATAAAAGAGGCGGTAAAGTAAAGCCTAAACCTTACGCTATGGGAGGTAAAGTCTATAGTAATTCAGTACGTAAACCTAAATTTAAATAGAGGAGAAAAAAATGCCAGATAATAAATATAATTATGGTAAAGATTACATAATGAAAGCAGATAAAGAAAGTGCATTCAGAAAAGATGCTCCGTTGACTAGAATGAAACCGGATTTCAAAGAAGAAATTCCAGAAGGAAATGAAAATCCAATTATTCAAGCTACGCCAACAGCTAAATCTGCACCATTAAGTAAATCAGTTTTAAACGCAGATAAAGAAAAAGCAGTATAACAAGGAATAATTATGGCTAATAATAAGCAAGGTACAGACCAAGCTTCAACTATGCCATCAGAAGAATTACCCGGAATTATTGGGTATGTAACTTCTAAGTATACTGAATCAAAAGCTTCTCGTCAAACACATGAAGCTAGATGGTTACGTGCTTATAAGAATTACAGAGGTGTTTACGATAGCACCACTCAATTTAGGGATAGTGAAAAAAGTAAAGTCTTTGTTAAAATAACAAAAACAAAAACACTGGCCGCCTATGGGCAGATTGTTGACGTTTTATTTGCTAATAAAAAATTTCCGATAACAGTTGAACCAACACCTGTACCAGAAGGTATAGCAGAGCATATGCATCAAGCAGTGCCGGGAGAAGACCAATTACAATCACCATTTGGATATAATGGTGATGGTAGAGAATTACCACCGGGTGCTACTGAAGCATCTGAGCCTATGGATAAATTAGGTGGTTTAAAAGGTAAATATGAAGGTGCTACGCTTTTAGAAGGAGCAGGAAGATTACCAAATCAACCACAAATATCTCCGGCAAAAGAAACTGCATTAAAAATGGAAAAGGTTATACATGACCAATTATTAGATAATAATGCAGTAAATACTTTACGACATTCTATATTTGAATCTGTTTTATTAGGTACGGGAATTTTAAAAGGCCCATTAAATTATAATAAAACTGTTCATAAATGGACAGAAGATAAAACATATGTTCCTTATGATAAGTTAATACCTAAAATAGAAGCAGTATCTTGTTGGGATTTTTTTCCTGACCCTGCAGCTACAAGTCTAGGTGATTGTGATTATGTAATACAAAGACATAAGTTTACACGTTCACAAATGCGTGATTTAAAAAATATGCCATTCTTTAATGAAGAAGCAATTGAATCATGTTTAGATATGGGTGGAAATTATTCAACTGAGTATTATGAAGATATTATTCAAACATATGATAAACAGAATTATGGTGAAGGAACAACTTCTGATAGATATGAAGTTTTAGAATTTTGGGGAACTTTAGATAAAAGTTTATTAGAACAAGTTGGTGCTGATATACCAGAATCATTAAGTCATTTAGATGAACTACAAGTTAATGTTTGGGTAGGTAATGCTCATGTTTTACGTGTAGCTATAAATCCATTTACACCACAACGTATACCTTACTGTGCTTTACCCTATGAAATAAATCCTTATCAACTATTTGGTGTAGGTGTTCCAGAAAACATGGAAGATGCACAATTACTTATGAATGGTCATGTTCGTATGGCAATAGACAATTTAGCATTAGCAGGTAATTTAGTTTTTGATGTTGATGAAGCATCATTAGTTCCGGGACAAAATATGGATATATTCCCCGGAAAAATCTTTAGACGACAATCTGGTGTCACTGGAACCGCAATTAATGGCTTAAAATTTCCAAATACTGCACCAGAAAATCTACAGATGTATTTACAAGCTAGACAACTAGCAGATGAAGAAACAGGAATACCATCAGTTATGCATGGTCAAACAGGAGTTTCAGGAACAGGAAGAACATCATCAGGTCTTTCTATGTTATTAAGTGGAGCAAATTTATCTATAAAAACAGTAATGAAAAATATAGATGATTACTTGTTAAAACCACTTGGTGAAGCTATGTTTCAATGGAATATGCAATTTAACACAGAAAATCCAGAAATAATTGGTGATTTAGAAATTAAACCTAGAGGAGTGGCTAGTGTAATGCAAAAAGAAGTTAGGTCACAACGACTAACAGCATTATTACAAACTGTTGCTAACCCTATGTTAGCACCATTCATTAAGATACCTAATCTAATAAGAGAATTAGCTATCGCACAGGATATAGACCCTGAAACATTAGTGAATGATATGAACGATGCAGCAATATTTGCTGAAATGTTAAAAGGATTAAATGCAGCACAACAGCAAGAAACTATTGGAGAAGCTCAAGTCCCTAGTCAACAGCAACCAATGGGAGGCTCTCAAGGAGCACCTACAAATGGAGCAGGACAAGACCCATCAGGCGTTGGTAATGGCACAATCGGAACAGGAAATGTTCCGCAATCAGGGGAAAGCAATTTTACTGGGTCAACTCCTTAGATTAAGAGATGATGTTAATGCAATAGAAAAAGAAACAAGGGAGTAAAATGGCATTACCAAACGAAGAACAAACTTTTTTAAACCAACCAATATATAATATTGACAGTAAAACTGGTGATATTGAATTAGAGTTAGGTGACAAAGATGAAAATGAAGATAAAGAACCTATAAGAGCACCTGCTTTTACGCCGGTAACAGGTTCCAGTGTATACGATGCTAGTGCAGTTGATACTCAGTTACAAAATCTTATGAGGTATGATGCAACTACAGGAGAACCTTATATTGATAATTTCAATATGGCTGCTGATATATATAGAGGCATAACAACGGATATACAAAATCGTAGAGGAAGCTATTCAGCTAATAATACAACAACGCATTTTTCTAATGTAAATGAACAGAATAACAATCCTTTCTATAAAAATTTAGGTGATAAAACTATTAGTGGAATAACAACAGCCGCTGATATTTATGGTAAACCATTTGGTGGTGGCCCACTTGGAGCATTTGCTTCTGGAATGGTTGGAACTATTTTAGGAGGTGGATTTCCTATGGCTACTGCAATATCATTGGTTGGGTATGGTCTTCAACAAGAAAAAGATAAAAATAATTTTATAAAAAAATTAAAAGGAGGAATGAATAACCTTTTAAATTTAGATTCAGATTATAAAAGTCAAGTACCTAGTGAAGCCGGCTCTATGGCGTTTCCATACGCAGGTAAATCAGATATGACTACTAAACAATATATGAATCATATATTATTTAATAGTAATAATCCCGGTTATCATTTAAAAAAATATGCTCAGTATGGTGACACACCAAAAACTGCTTTAGCAAATTTTATGAATGAAGGTGTTGATAACGGTGTATTTAAACAAGAGGATATACTTAAAATGGGTTCTTCTCGACATGAATTACAGCCGGGGAGTGATGCCTACATGAAAGCTTGGTCAGCAGAACAAGCTCTAATAGATAAAGGATACGAAGTTAAAGGTAGAGTTGCTATAGCACCAGATGGAACACAATATTTAGATGGAAAAGTTTGGACAAGAAGTGATTTAAGTGGAACAATTGATAAATCTAAAGATGAATCTAGTAATGAACCAATAGTAAATGTAACTCCGAAACCAAAACCAAAACCAGACCCAAAACCGGATACTGGCCCAATAGGTAATCCTATGGGAGGACAACGAGATAGTGGTAGTGGAAGTGGTAGTGGGTCTAAACCGGGAGGACATCCGGGAAGAGAGACAAAATCTTCAAGTCCTCCAAGTGGCCCTAATTTAACTAATAGACAAGAAGGTGGCCCAATAGGTAATCCTATGGGTGAACAGCAACCTCAAATGCCTATGCAGGATGCAGGAAATCTTGAAATGGTTAATGAACCTAATAAAGATATGAGTGGTGTTGCTGATGATGTACCTAGAGAATTAAATGAAGGTGATTTTGTAATTAATGCACCGGCTGTAGAAATGGCAGGAAGAGGTGATATAGAAAGAATGGTTACAAAAGCAATTACTGAATTACAACGTAAAGGTATAAAACTTGATTTTGGTCAATCAGCAGAAGATGTTGATTCTATTGTTAAAGCTTTAGTTAGTAATAAAGAAATGATTATTCCTAAAGTAATAGCAGAACAAATAGGTTATGACCGATTAGAAAAAATAAATAATCGAGGAAAAGAAAGAGTTAATGAAATAGAAGAAGAACAACAAGCTAAACAGCAGCAAATACAAGGTAATCCACAGGCTCAAGGTATGATGGGTGTACAAATGGGTGGACAAATTGCTTTAGATGAAAATAAAAATCAACCTATAGCTGTACCTAGAGAAAGTTTTGCAGGACAAAGTTCAGTAGGAAGAAAATTACTTTCTCCTTTATCACCAGAATCACAAAACGATGAAAAAGAATTACAAGAAAAATCACAAAGCTTTGAAGGATTTTTAAAACCTATTAAATTATCAGAAGGTGATATAGTAACAAGAGCAGATAGAAATAATAATCCACTTAATATTGTTGCTAATGATAATACTACCTCATTTTTTGGTGTTGTAGGTGTAGATAGTCTAGGAGACCAACCAGAAACTTATTTAACATTTGATAATGATGATAATGGTTTAAGAGCAGGTGCTTATATTTTAAGAAAACAATATAATAATATGACTGCTGATGAAATAATAAATAAATTTACAAGAACTGATAAATCATCATATTCACAAGCAATAAAAAATAAATTTGGTAATAATAAAATAAATACTTTAGATGATAAATCATTATTAGAATTATTAAGAATAATGACTAATCAAGAAGGAACACAAAAAACATTTAGTGATGAACAAATACTAAATGCAATTAAAGAATCAAAAATAGAAAAATAAAAGTTTCCTAACGTAAGACTTAGGATTAGTGTAAGGCTACTTATACATTCGGTATAACCCCTACTACACTTAACAACCAAAAACGGCTACTCACATTTATATGTGACCCCGAAGGAGGAAATATGGCTAAAGCGAAAGCTAAAGAAGCTGAAATAGAAAGTAAAGAAAACGTGGTTGAAGAAGATGCGGCTACTCCCTACAAAAATCCTTATCAAAAAGATTTAGATAAAGAAGTAGAAGACCCCCGTCAAACTGCAGAGGACACTCAAGAAGCTACTCCTCAAAATGCAGGTTTTATAAATAAAACTGAAACACAACCAAACCATGATTATAAAAAAAGATATGATGACCTTAAAGCTCATTATGATAGAAAGCAAAACGAAAGTAAGCAGAAAACTGAAGAGTTAGAAGCTAAACTTAGAATTGCTGAAAAAAATCAAGCAATGGCAAATTATTCACCACCAAAAACTGATGATGAATTAAAAAAATTTAAGGAAAAATATCCAGACGTATATGACGTGGTAGAGACAATATCTCAAAAGCAAGCTGTAAGACAAGTTGAAACTTTACAAGATGAGGTAAAAACTCTTCGTAAACGTGAAGAAGATTTAGTTGTACAAAGTGCTTATAGAGAATTGTTGACAGCTCATCCAGATTTTAATGAGTTAAAAGATATACCAGAATTTTTAGAATGGTTAGAAGGGCAACCTCCTTCCATTTCAGATGGTATAACTAAAAACAATAAAGATTCTAAATGGGCAATTCGAGTTCTTGACTTATACAAAGCGGACAAGGGTTTAAGCAAAAGCAAACCAAAATCAAATATTAGTGCAGCAAGAAGTGTGACAAAGACTGCGGCCAAGTCTGTAAATGTTTCTGGCAACTCTGATAAGAGAATTTGGAAGGCATCTGAGATTCAAAAAATGAATCCAAATGTCTATGAAAAGTTCGAGAAGGAGATTGATATCGCCTTTAAAGAAGGGCGTGTTGATACTCGAGCTTAAACTTAACCTTATAGGAGAATAATTATGGCGATTACAGCATCTGCCGGTTATGACAATTTACCTTCGGGCAATTGGTTACCGAGCATTTACTCGCAGAAAGTTCTCAAATATTTCCGTAGAAGCTCTGTTGTTGAGGGTATCACTAACACTGATTATGCGGGAGAGATTGAGAATTATGGCGATACCGTTAGAATTATAAAAGAACCAACGATTTCAGTTAGTTCTTACACGAAAGGTTCTCAAACTAATCTACAAAATCTTGCAGATGACCAAACTACTCTTGTAGTTGACACTGCAAATTATTTTGCTTTCAAAGTAGATGATATTGAAGAAAGACAATCCCATGTAAACTGGGAATCTCTAGCTACTTCTTCTGGAGCTTATGCTCTTAAAAGAAAATACGATAGAGATGTTCTTGAAGCTATTTCTACTACTTCTGGAATCAATGCAGGTTCAGCAGTAACTGCTAACACAGGTGACTTAGCTCATAGTGTTATCGCAGAATCTGCTAGACTTCTTGATGACAACGAAGTACCGGAAGAAAATAGATGGTTTGTAGCACCTCCAATTTTTTACGAGCAACTAGGTGCAGCCGGCTCAAAAGTTATGGATATGTCCGTAATGGGTGGCAGTGGCGAATCCCCGCTTCGTAATGGATTGGTATCAGAAGTTACAATTGCAGGTATGAAATTGTACAAATCAACAGCGTTAAATAGGTCTGGAACAGATATTATTACAGTATCTGGTACATCTAATGCATATTTTTGCATGGGTGGACATATGTCTGCTGCTGCAACAGCTTCGCATATTGCGAAAACTGAAGTAGTTAGAGACCCAGATTCGTTTTCTGACGTTGTTAGAGGATTGCACGTTTATGGTAGTAAAGTTCTTAGAGCTGAAGCTATCACTAGAACTGCAGTTGTCTTAACATAATAGGAGGAATAAATGGCAACAGTTGATAAAACTACTGGTGGAACAGCAGGACATCCTTCTACCAGAAGAAAACCATATTACGTTGAAAATACAGTTGATAACTCATTGTTTGACCCGTCAGCAGGAGACATTATACAATGTCTAAATGTTCCGGCAGAAACATTAGTTATGGCATCCGGATTAGAAGTTTTAACAGCTTCTTCTACTTCCGTAACTTTTGACTTAGGTATTACAGGTTCAACAGCAGGTCATCATGACCCTGATTGTTGGGTTGATGCCTTTGACGCAACTGGTACAGGTCACGCTCCAGTCGATGCTACAGATGCAGCAGCAATGCTTATTTGTAAAACGGCTGATACTATTGATATTTTAACTGCAGGTGCAGCAGACACCGCAGGTAAAGTTCGAGTATGGGCAGTACTTTGTGATATTAGTGGTTCAGATGAAACTGCTTCTAACTCATCGTAATTGATAATATTGAGGGGGCTTTTTAGCCCCCTTATACTTAATGGGAGAATATTTTTAAAGTAAACAATTAGGAGGCTAAATGACTCAGTGGGATATGACAAAAAAACAAGTAACCCTAGATGGAAAAGTAATAGCTACAGGAGAAAAAATTACCCCATTATATGATGATACATCTGAATTAAAAGAAAAAGTATCACAACTAGAAATTAAATTAAATAAAATATTAGATTTATTAAATAGTAGTAAAGGAAAAATATAATGAAAGCAACTAAAGAATTAAATTGTATTGGATACCCCCATGATGACCCTTATGGATTATCTGCAGCATTTTGGAAAATATTTACTAAACCTAAAGTAGAGAAAAAAAAAGAACAACCTAAAAAAATTTCAGGTAAAGTAAAAAAACAAAGTGCAAAGGATTTTTATTAATGCCGGAATGCTGTCCTATATGTGGTTGTGATAAAGATAAATGCGTCTGTGAAGATGGATGTGATTCTTGTGGGGCTTAGTGCCTTTTAAATCAGAAAAACAACGAAAATATCTCTTTTCTAAAAAACCTAAAATAGCTAGAGAGTGGTCTAAAAAATATAATACAGGAGGAAAAATGGCAAAGCCGGGACTATATGCAAATATAAATAAACGAAAAAAATCAGGTACTAGTAGAACTAAATCTAAATCTACAATATCACCAGAAGCTTATGCTAATATGAAAGCAGGATTTCCTAAAAAGAAAATGTATGGTGGGACAATGAAAAAGAAAAAAATGCTAATGGGTGGACAAGCTAAGTTAGATGTAGCAAAACCTAAAGGTAAACTAACTGCTGCTGATTTTAAAAAGTTAGGAAATAAAGGTAAAATGTATGGTGGTAAAATGAAAAAAACTACTAAAAAAATGTATGGTGGTAAAATGCATATGAATAGAAAGAAAGGTAAGTAATGAAAGGTGTACCTCATTATACGAAAGATGGTAAGGAGTGGAAAGGTGGTATGCACAAAATGAAAAATGGAACTTTACATACAGGTAAAAATCATACAAAAAATAGTAAAGTATTAGTTCATTTTAAAGACTTATCAAAAAAAGCTAAGAAAGTAGCGAGAACATAATGGTAGCAAAAAAATATCAAAATCCTAAAGGTGGATTAAACGAAGCAGGTCGTAAACACTTTGAAAGAAAAGATGGGGGTAATTTAAAATCTCCATTAAAATCTGGAACTAGCCCAAGGCGTGTTTCATTTGCCTGTAGATTTGCAGGAATGAAAGGGCCAATGAAAGATTCAAAAGGAAGACCTACAAGAAAAGCATTAGCACTTAAAGCTTGGGGTTTTGGAAGCGTTAGTGCGGCATCTAAATTCTGCCAAACTCATAAAAAATCTTGACAAAACAACGATTTAGTGTATAATATATAAAGGGAGACATGGCAACAACTTATTTAACTTTAACAAATAACGTATTAAACGAACTTAACGAATCAGAATTAACATCTTCTACTTTTTCAAGTAGCAGAGGTATTCAAACATCTGTTAAAAAGTTTGTTTTAAAAGCCATGCATGAAGTATATAATGGTTTATCAGAGATACCAGATTTATATTTATCAACTACTCAAGATACAAATGCAGGACAAAGAACATATAGCTTACCTTCATCTGCATCTCCCCAAAGTACAGATAAAGCATACAGAAAAATAGATTGGCAGACATTTCGATTAGTTCCTAAAGAATTAGTTACTAATGGAGAGTTTACTAGTAATATAAATAGTTGGACTACTATAGCAGGTTCAGGCAGTGCTGCTTATAATAGTGGTGGTAATGGTAGAGCTAGATTAAATGATTATGCTATTTACCAAGCTATATCTACTGTAGTAAATAAAGATTATAAATTACAAATTAGAGCATTTGATTCTCATAGTGCAGGACAAGCATTAAAAGTTCAAGTAGGAACTTCAGCAGAAGATACAACAAATTTAAGTACAACACTAACTGTAGAAGATTTTGGAGCAGGTGCAGTTTTAGATACATCATTTACTGCAACAGCACAAACAACTTATATAACATTAAATAATACTGTAACATCAACAAATTTAGATATAGATTATGTTCGTATATCTGAAAATATTCCAGTTCGTAAATTAAAATACTTAACGTATGATGACTGGAATAGAAAATATTTAGAAACTGATTTAACAAATGATTCTGATTCTTATGGAACACCAAGTATGGTTTATCCAACACAGGATAAAAAATTTGGTTTATCACCGGTTCCAGATGCAAGTAATTATACAATACAATACGAATATTGGAAAGTACATACAGATTTATCAGCACATGATGATACTATGGATTTAGATGATAGATTTAAAGGTGTAATAATAAATAGAGCTAAATATTATGCTCACATTTTACGTTCAGATTTACAATCTGCACAATTAGCAGATAGAGAGTTTAAAGAAGCAATGAAATCATTACGTGTTGAATACGTTAATAATGCATCATACATGACAGACCATAGAGTTAATCATGGAGGTAGAGTAGGTTCAGGAGTATTTTAATGCCTTATACCGGATTACAAAAACCTATGGTTGTGAGTTGTGCGGGAGGCTTAGTATTAAATAAAGATGTTTTTGCTATGCATCCGGGTGAAGCTTTACAACTTCAAAATTTTGAACCTAGTATTGAAGGTGGATATAGACGAATAAATGGAACAACAAAATATAATTCTACTATAGTTCCTCAAGTTTCTGCTTCTACAGAAAGAATACAAATGTCTGCTATATTTAATGATATTATTGTAGTAGCAAGAGGTGGAACTATATCAACAGGAACTACTTCTGGAAGTTGGACTTCAAGAGCTACAAGTAAAGGTACAACTTATACTTATGATTTTGATAGATTTAATTTTGATGGTAATGATAAAATAATTATTGCTACAGGAGAAGCAGCAGCTTTTACATTAAATACAAGTTATTCAGAAGACATAATAAATGCTACTGGTGGTGGAACTGCACCAACTAATCCTAAATTTGTAAAATCATTTGCAAATCATATGTTTTATGGTGGTATGTCTAATGCAACATCTACTTTGCAGTTTTCTGGCCCTTATACAGAAGATGATTTTGATACTGGTGGTGGCACAATAATTATGGGCGATGTTATTACTGGAATGAAAGTTTTTCGTGATGAATTATTTGTATTTTGTGAAAGTAGTATATATAAAATAACAGGAACAAGTTCAAGTAATTTTGCTAAAGCCGAGGTAGCTAAAGGTATAGGTACATTAGCACATCATTCAATACAGGAAATTGGTGGTGATATTATATTTTTAGCAGCAGATGGTATTCGTACTATTGCCGGTACAGCAAGAATTGGTGACGTAGAATTAGGTACAGTTTCTAAACAAGTACAAGATAGAATAAATGATATTGGTTATGACAATGTAACTTCATTAGTTATAAGAAATAAATCTCAATACCGTTTATTTTATCCTCAAACAAATGGTGGTGAATCAAGTTCAAAAGGTTTAATAGCAGTAATAAAACAAAATCCTAATACTCAAGCTATGGGTTTTGAATACTCTGATATTAAAGGATTAAAAGTTTCTTGTTGTGATTCAGCTTTAATTAGTAATACAGAAACAACAGTTTCTGGGGGATATGATGGATATATCTATAAACAAGATGATGGTAATGTATGGACACGAGCAAGTGATACTTACTCAATGGAAGCTACATATAGGTCTCCGGATATGACAATGGGTGACCCCGGCGTTAGAAAAAATATGCAGAGAGTAAATGTAAACTGGAATCCAGAAGGTGAAGTTGATGCCAGTATGTTTGTACGTTACAATTATGATGATAGTGATACACCACAGCCAAATGTTTTTTCATTACAAACATCAGGTAGTGGTGCAATATTTGGAAGTGGAAAATATGGAACAGCCGTTTTTGGACAAGGAGATTTACCTATAACAAGACAAGGAGTAGAAGGCTCTGGATTTGCAGTTGCATTAAAAATAACAGATACAAGCACAAAAAATCCTTGGGCACTACGAGGATATGAATTAGAATTTACACCGGGAGGAAGAAGATAAATGGGAGCAACATACACAAGACAAAGCTCTAGTAATATCGTTGATGGAAACGTCATTGAGGCTGCTGATTTAAATAATGAATTTAATCAGATATTAGCAGCATTTGCTGTTAGCACAGGACATACTCACGATGGTACTGCAGCAGAAGGTGGGCCAATTACTAAGTTACTTGGTAACACATTAACATTTGGAGCAGGTACAGCAGGAACAGATATTACAATAACATTTGATGGTGAAACATCCGATGGTGTTTTATATTGGATGGAAGATGAAGACCACTTTAAATTTGCTGATGATGTTGTAATTGATAGTAGTAAAAAATTATATCTTTATGACGAAGGTGGAGAATATATAAGTGGTGATGGAACTGATTTAACAATAACTTCTGGTGGAGATGTAACAATTGATGCAGGAGATGATATTGTTTTTGATGCAGATGGTGCTAATGTAACTATTAAAGATGGTGGCACAACTACTTTAGATATTGTATCAAATGGAGCTACAGATGTAACTTTAGATGCACCGGGTGATATTAAACTTGATGCAGATGGTGGAGATATATTTTTTGTAGATGGTGGTACTACTTTTGGTAGTGCAACAAATACTTCTGGAAATTTAATAATTAAATCTGGTACTACTACAGCAGTAACGTTTAGTGGTGCTAATGCAACAGTTGCAGGTAACTTATCTGTAGGTGGAGATTTTGATGTTACAGGAAGTTTAGATTTTAGTGATGCAGATATTACAAATATAGGCTCTTTACAATTAGATTCAATTGCAGGTGATGGTGATACTAATACATCAATTACTTTTAGTGGTTCAGATGTAATAACTATTGCAGCAGGTGGAGATAATCAATTTACATTTAATAATGGTTCTATTTTACCTGTAACCGATAATGATATAGATTTAGGTTCTGGTTCATATGAATTTAAAGATGCATATTTTGATGGTACAGTTACTACAGATGCATTAGTTGCTGATACTGCTAATATAGATGGTGGTAGTATTGATGGTGCAACATTAGGTACAAACAGTGCAATAACTCAAGCAGTTATTGATAATATTAATATTAATGGTACAACTATAGGGCATACATCTGATACAGATTTATTAACTTTAACTAGTGGAGTATTAACAGTAGCAGGAGAAGTTTCAATGACTACTCTTGATATTGGTGGTACAAATGTAGCGGCAACAGCAACTGAAATAAATATTTTGGATGGTGATAATAGTGCCTCTTCAGTAACTATTGCTGATGCAGATAGAATTATCTTAAATGATAATGGTACAATGAAGCAAGTTGCTGTTACAGCTCTTAATACTTATACAAGTTCAAGTATTGCAGCAGATAATATTGCAACAGGTGATGGTGCAGTAACTTTAGCAACATCTTCTGGTAATATTACTATAGATGCTCAAGCAGGTGATGCTGATATTATTTTTAAAGGAACTGATTCAAGTTCTGATATAACAGCTTTAACTTTAGATATGAGTGAAGCAGGTGCTGCAACATTTAATGATAAAATAGTTGCAACAGAATTAGATATATCTGGCAATATAGATATTGATGGAACAACAAATTTAGATAACACTGATATTGATGGCACATTTGCTGTTGATGGTACAACTATTTCATTAGACGCAACAACATCTTTAAATATAGATAACTCTAATACATCTAATGGTATAACTATAGGTACTGCAACTTCTGGAGTACCAATTTCAATTGGTCATTCAACTTCTGAAGTAACTATTAATGATAACTTAACTATAACTGGAAACTTTACTGTTAATGGAACTACAACAACTGTAAATAGTACAACAACTACAGTTGATGACCCAGTATTTACTTTAGGTGGAGATAGTGCTCCGGGTTCAGATGATAATAAAGATAGAGGTATTGAATTTAGATATCATGATGGTTCATCAGCAAGAATAGGTTTCTTTGGTTATGATGATAGTGCAACAGGATTTGCTTTTCTTACAGCCGCTACTAATTCTTCAGAAGTATTTAGTGGTACGGAAGCAAAATTAATAGCAGGTGAACTAGATATATCTGGCAATATAGATATTGATGGAACATCTAATTTAGATGCAGTAGATATTGATGGAGCAGTTCAAGTTGACTCAACTATAACAGTTGGTGCAGATGACCAAGGATATGATGTAAAATTCTTTGGTGATACAGCAAGTGCATATATGCTTTGGGATACTTCTGCAGATGATTTAATTCTTGGAGGAGGAGCAGGTTTAATTGTACCAGATGGTCAATTAACTTTAGGTAGTACAGCAGTTGCCGCAACAGCAGCAGAACTTAATATTATGGATGGAGGTACAAGTGCTTCATCTACAACTTTAGCAGATGCTGACAGAATGGTTATCAATGATAATGGAACAATGAAACAAGTAGCTGTAACAGATATGACTACTTACATAAATTCAAATGCAAGTTTTGCAAGTAAAGGCTTCGCAACGGCAATGTCGATTGCGTTATAGTTTAATAAACAGGAGGATATAGTATGGCACAAGATTTTGAATCAACTGGGGTATTAGTTACAAATAGTGAAACAGCTATTTTAACATCAAACTCAGATGATGCTATTGTTGGGCTAAGACTAGCTAATATTCTAACAACTGCAATAACAATGGATGTTTACATCGATTTAGCAGGTGCGGGAACGAACTATTATCTTTGTAAAAATTTAAGTATCCCACCGGCAAGTTCAGTTGAACTGATTCAAGGTGGAGCTAAAATAGTTTTAAATACAACAGATGTAGTTTATGGATTATGTGGAACATCAAATGGATGTCATGTATGGATTAGCTATGTTGATGCAATTAGTACATAAGGAGAAATAATATGACGGAAAGTGTAGGAGGCCCAATATATATTGGTGATGCACCGGGAGGGGAAACTTTTCCGGAGAATGATTCTACTATTGATTTAAATCAAATAGTAAAAAATTCTGTAGTAGCAGGGCCAATAACAATTAACGCAACTGTAACAGTTGAAGGTAACTTAGTGGTAGTATAATATGGCAAATATAGAATTAGATGGTGCAAATAAAAAAATAACAGTAGATTCTGGTGATTTAACACTAGATATACCGGGCGATATTATTTTAGATGCTGATGGTGGAGATTTAACATTTGCAGATGGTGGAACTAATCTTTTAAAAGTAACTAATAGTTCTTCGGATGTAGTATTACAACCTCAAGTAGATGCTAAAGATATTATTTTTAAACAATATGATGGAAGAAATCTTTTAGAAATTAATGATGGTGGTTATGTTGCTATTGCAAATGGTGCAACTGGGCCGGGTCAATTAAGACTATATGAAGATACTGATAATGGAACAAATTATTCAGCATTTCAAGTTGGAACACAATCTGGTGATATAACTTATACATTACCTACTGCTGATGGCTCTAATGGACAACAATTAACAACAAACGGAAGTGGTGTTTTAAGTTGGGCTGCCTCAGGAGGACTTGCTGTAGGTGATATTACAGGTGCCACAGCACTCGCGGTCACTCCGGCTGATACTGACGAATTTGTTTTTAGTGATAACGGAACATTGAAAAGAATAGACTATGCTCATATGAGAAGTACATTTGGTAATGTATCTTGGATGGCAAGAATGACTTCAGATTTATCATTAAATGATGCAACAACTACTACTGTAGTTTTTGATACTGAAATATTAGATACTGATTCAGCATATAATGCTTCTACAGGAATTTTCACTGCTCCGGTAGCAGGAAAATACTTAGTTGGTATTCAAGTAGCTTTTGGTGATGCAGAAGGTAATATATCTGATTTAAAAGCATATTTATCTATAAATGATGGGGCGGCTTCAAATTTAAGAGCAGAATCAACTTCAAATGGTGCTTTATTTACTTTATTTACTATGGGTTGGACAGGTATAACTACTGCTTTATCTGCTAATGATACAATTAGAGTAAAAGTTAATGCCGATACTAATGATAGCTCATCATCTTATTTAGAAGGTAGTGATTATCATAGTGTTTTTTGGGGTTGTTTATTATTAGATTAATGAGGAGAGAATAATGGCAGAAGGAAATTTTTCAAGAGCAAGAATAGAAGCATATCTAGGAAGAACATTTACAGTAGATGAAATTACAATTTCTAATGATGGTAAATCAGATAGTGTAAATTATATTTCTTATTGGTCGGATAAAGTAGAAAAAGCAAAACCTACTGAAGACCAATTAATAGCATTAAAATCTCAAGGTGATTCTATTATAAAAAGTAATCAAGCAAAAAATGCTCGTAGAAAAAGTTATGGTGATATTGGAGACCAATTAGATATGTTATATAAAGATTTAGTAGCAGGAAAAGTAGATTCTACAGGAGAGTGGGCTAAATTTATTAAAAAAATTAAGGATGATAATCCTAAAAGTTAAGGAGAATAAATGGCAGAGATAAGAATAAACGCAACAGGAGAATTAAAGCTCTATGATTCAGATGATTCAAATTATGTTTCATTTAAATCAGCAGGAACTGTAAGTTCTAATGTAGCTTGGGTTTTACCAAGTGCAGATGGTTCAAGTGGACAAGCATTAACTACTAATGGTAGTGGTACATTATCATGGGCAACAGCAGGTAGTGCTGACCCAAGTTCTGCTGATGGAGATTCTTTAGGTACAGCTTCTGCTGAATGGTCAGATTTATATTTAGCAGATGCAGGAGTAATTTATTTTGGTAATGACCAAGATATAACATTAACTCATGTTCCGGATACAGGATTAATATTAGGTGGCACAACTCCTACTTTAACTATAGGTGATGCAGGTGCTGAAGATACTAGAATTATATTTGATGGTAATGCTGTTGATTATAGACTAGGTATTGATGATTCTGCTGATACTTTTGAAATAGGTATTGGTAGCACTCACGCAACTACTCCTCAAGCAACCTTTAGTTCAACTGGTGTTGTATTTAATGAAGCGGCAGGTGATTATGATTTTAGAATAGAGACAAGTGGTAATTCATACACCCACATGGTTTTTGTAGAATCTGGAGCAGGTGAATTTAATATAAATGATTCAGCAGGTGAAGGAACAATAACATTTAACTCAGCAGCAGAAGATGGAATTCATTTAGGTATTAAAAATTCAGATGTAGCCCATGGTGTTACAGGAATGGTAGAAACAGATACTTTTTTTACTATTCAAAAACAGGATAATGCTGATGGTGGAGCACTAATTAGAGGATATACTGAAGGAGCTATAGGTGCTCAACATTGGTCTGTTGCGACTACTGTAAATACTACAGTAAGTACAAGTGGTAGAGCAGGTTTTGAGTTTTGTGCTGCAAAAAAATCTGGCGATGGAAAAACAAGTTCAGATGGGCATTTATTTGCAGTAAGAAATAATAATAGTACAAGATTTATTATTACTGAAGGTGGAGATATTCATTCTGATTCTGGTAATGGAACAACTTATGATGAATATGATGATGCCCATTTAGTTCGTGCATTTGATTTATCAAAAGGAGAAAAATCTAAAGGTCTTATTAATTCACAATTTGATAAATATATAAAATATAATCACGAAACTTTAGCAGATGCAGGTTTAGTAGGAAAAGAAGACGATGGAACACCTAATCATTTTATAAATATAACAGGAATGCAAAGATTACATAATGGTGCTATTTGGCAACAGTATGAAAAGCATGAACGATTACTAGAAGCCGTTTATGATTTAGCAAAAGAAGCAGTAGGAGAAGATAAAGCTAATGCTATTCTAGATAAACACGAAGTTAAACGATTGCAATAGGAGGATATTATGGCAATAACAGCAAACGTAGATTTAGGCAATGGTGCTTCAGCATCAAGTTGTTACATTATTGTACCTAACGCATATGTTAAAAAATTTAGACCAGAACAAGATGGTGAATCTGCTAAATTTAAATTAATTTATGATGTGGATATTTATGAAAATAAAGCCGCAGCAGATACGCTTGATATGGGATTAAGACTTAAAAAAAGAATACCTTGTAGGGAAGTAGACCATTTTAAAATCGATTATAACCCATCATCTGGTGAACAAAATGCTTTTAAATTGGCGTATGCAGATTTAAAAACAAATTCTAAATTAAGTTCAGTATCGGATTCATAGGAGAATAAATAAATGGCAAGTGAAATAAAAGTAGATACTATATCGGAAAAAACTTCAGCTAATGGTGTTGCTATTGATAGTGTAGTTCATAAAGATTCTGCTATTTATCCTTCATCAGCAGATGGAGGAGCACTGGGTAGTGCAAGTAATGAATGGTCTGACTTATTCTTGGCGGACAGTTCCGTTATTAAATTCGGTGCAGACCAAGATACAACTTTAACACATACGGATGGAACTGGGCTAACATTAAATTCAACTAATAAAATATGCTTTAACGATTCTTCTCAATTTGTACAAGGTTCAAGTGCAACAGTATTATCAATTGGTGCAACTGATGAAATTGATTTAACAGCGACAGCAATAGATATTAATGGTACTTGTGATATAAGTGGAACTTTTTCACTAGCAGGAACTAACGTTACTGCAACTGCAGCAGAAGTGAATTATTCAGATTTAGCAACATTAGGAACAACAGCAGCATCAAAAGTATTTACAGCAGATGCTAACAATTTAACAAAAATAACAGGTGGTGTATATTTAGAAGAAGCGACATTATCGTTTGATGCTACACAAGATTGGGATGTAAGAGCATCTCCAGTTGCAAAAGTAACATTAACAGCGAATGTAACCTTTGATGCACCGAGTAATCCAACAACAGGACAATATATATCTATTGTTTGTATTCAAGATGGAACAGGAAGTAGAACTATAGCATGGAACGCTGTGTTTGAATTTAAAGATGATACAGCTCCAACAGCTACGACTACAGCTAGTAAAGGTGATATGTTTACTTTTAGATACAACGGAAGCAAGTGGCTTGAAGTTGGAAGAAATCTTAACTTAACATTATCATAGGAGTAATATGTTTGCATTAGTAGAAAGTGGTAAAATAACACAAATGCCAAAAGGCAATAAAGGTATTCAAATTGGTGATATAAAATACCCTGCTGCAATCTATACTTTATGGAGTGAAGCAGAGAGAAACGCAATAGGTATCTATACAGTAGAAATAGATGAAACAAATAAAAAAGATGAAGAGTGGTATACTAATACAGATATTACTTATGCATTTTCTGGTGGTAAAGTAAAAGGTACTTATGGTTCAGCTACAGCAAAAGCTATGGATGATAAAACAGAAAAAGGTATTTTAGTAAAAGGATTAAAAACAATTAAAAAAGAATTAGTAGATAAACAATGTGAAGCAATACTTGCACCAAGTGATTGGAGAGTAGTAAAAGCAACTGAAACTGGGGGAACAATGGATTCGGGTTGGAAGACTTGGAGAGCAAGTGTTAGAACTAAATGTAATTCAATGCAAACACAAATAAATAATGCAGCAAATGTAGACGCATTAGCAACTTTATATATTTATGTTAATACAGCATCTGAAGGCGACCCTGTAGTTTTGGAAAGACCTTTAGGTGAATTTCCAGTAAAGGCATAATATATGGCTTTTCTAGTAGGTGGAGCTAATAGTTTAGATACAACTTATAATGTAGAAAATGCTTGTAGATTTTTTAGTAATACAGATTTAAAAAGATTACCTTCTTCAACAGGTCAAAGTGTTAGAGGAACTCTTTCAGTATGGGTTAAGTTTTGTACTGATGATACAGAAATGGCTATCATAGGTGGTTGGGATAATAGTGGTGCTAATGATGATGATGGTTACATGGTATTTAAAAGATTAAGTACTGGTGAATTGCAGTTTAATGGTGGAGATGATGTCTATATAAAAACAACTGCTAAATTTAGAGACTTATCAGCTTGGTATCATTTAGTTTTAGCAATAGATTCAGCTCAAAATAGTAATAACGCACAAAGATTATATGTAAATGGTAATGAAATAACAGATTTTGCTACTAGAAATAATTTAACTAATTTACAAGATTTACCTATGAATACAACTGCCGGTAATGATGATGCATTATTAATTGGTTGTGATGAAGATACAGGTGGAAAAGGTTTACACTTTAATGGTTATATGTCAGAATTTTTTTGGATAGATTCAACACAATATGCTGCTAGTAATTTTGGTGAACTAGATGGGGATACTGGAATTTGGATTCCAAAAAAAGGTTCAGATATTGTTGATGATTTAACAATGGGAACTAATGGAGTTTATTTAGAATTTAAAGAAACAGGAACAAGTGCTAATTCAAGTGGAATAGGTGCAGATACTGGAGGTAATAATTTACACTTTACAGTTACTAATCTAGCTGCAACAGATGTTACAGTAGATACATGTACTAATAACTTTATGGTTTGGAATCCATTAGATGGCACAGACCTTAGTGATTTAACATTTAGTGAAGGAAATTTAAAAGTTGTAAATGCAACAGGTGTTTGTCGAGGAACATTAGCTGCAGCAAGTGGAAAATGGTATTGGGAAATAAAACAAATAACTACTGTTGATGCAGGTAACCCTATTCAATATGGAATTGCTGATACAGAGGATTCTCCACCTACACATAGTTCTTTAAATAGTGCTTTAATTGCTTATTCTGACAATGCTCTTAACTGTGCTATTAAAAAATTTGATGGAGGAACAGCGAGTACTATAACTATGTCTGAGTTCACAAGCATTTCACAAAATGATATTATTAACTTTGCCTTTGATGCTGATACAGCAAAATTCTGGGTAGGAATAAATGGAACGTGGTTACATAGTGGAGACCCCGCAGCAGGTTCAAATGAAGTTGCTAGTACAACTTCAGCAGGTTTTTTTACACCATGTTTAGAACACGCAGGTGTAACCTACACAATAGAATCAAATTTTGGTAGTGCTCCATATTCTATATCAAGTGGTAATGCAGATGCTAATGGATATGGTAATTTTGAATATGCAGTACCAAGTGGATTTTATGCATGGTGTACTAAAAACATAGCACAATACGGATAAATTATGGCCTTTACAACAATAGACGACCCATCAGCACATTTTCAATCTGACCTTTGGACAGGAAATAATTCTTCAAGGTCTATAACTTTTGGAGCAAATTCAGATTTACAACCAGATTTAGCATGGATTATGGGTAGAGATATATCTGGTAATAATGGATTAATTGATTCAACCAGAGGTGTCACAAAAATGTTATGGGCTGATGACCAAAGTGCCGAAGTAACATCTAATAGTGGAAGTGATTTAACTGCATTTAATTCAGATGGATTTAGTTTAGGTGCTTCTCATCAAATTGATTCTAATACTAATACAAAAAAAATTTTAGGTTGGTTTTGGAAAGCTAATGGTGGAACAGAAACACATTCACAATCTGAAAGTGGTACTAATCTTGCTTGTACAGTTCAATCTAATACTACAGCAGGATTTTCTATTGTTAAATATACTGGGTCTGGAACAGCAGGTCATAAATTTTTACATGGGTTAGGAGTAAAACCTGCTTGTGTTATAGTTAAAGCATTAAATTCAAATCATTGGGTAGTTTATCATCATCAAAATACATCTGCTCCGGCAACAGATGCTTTAGCATTAAGTACTAATGCTGCAACTTATGATTATGCAGGTTATTTTAATGATACAGAGCCTACAACAACTGTAGTATCAGTAGGAAATGATAATTCTACTAATCAAGATGGTATTGAAAATATGGCGTATTGTTGGAATGAAGTACCCGGATTTTCTAAATTTGGAATATACCAAGGTAATAATAATGCTGATGGTACTTTTGTATTTTTAGGTTTTAGGCCCGAAGTTCTTATTATTAAAAAAACAAGTGCCACAGCAAACTGGATTGCTAAAACAGGAAAAGTTAATGACCATAATTTACATTTATCAATTTCTTATCTTGATATAACTAATGCAGAAAATTTAGCACAAAATATGGATTTATTATCTAATGGATTTAAGCACAGGTCAACAGAGGGTGATGGGAATCATGCACAAACATATGCATATTTTGCTTGGGCAAGACACCCTATGGTATCATCAAAGGGTATACCCGGCACAGCAGTTTAATTAATTAAAAAAGATTTCAAGGCACAGGGAGTGGTCGTAAAAAAAAGGAGAAACTATGACTACTGAACAACAACCAAAACAAAAAACGCAAGCTGAATTAAATATAGAATTACAGCAAGCAGTGAACGAAAAAATTTCTTCACAACGTAATGCTGCTCATACTCGTATTGCTCATTTAGAACTTATTTTAGAATCTAAGGAAAGAGAAATACAGAGATTAAAAGCAACATTAGAAGGTGAAAAGTTATTTAAGGAGAATAGTAAAAAGGATAAATAAAAATGGCAATACCTCAACAAAAAACAGAAAGAGAAACAAATTTACAGCAAGCTTTTCCGGGAAAGGAAGGACAAACTGAAATGGATAGAGCCTATCGTACTTATCAACGTGTAAAATCAGGTGGTGATGATGGGGAACTTTCAATACTTATGGATGCATTACGAAGTAAATATTCTATCACTGGTTTTGATAATAAAGGAAATCCTTTATATGAAGTAAAAAAAGGTGGTGCTATTAAAATGCAAACAGGTGGTTCAACTAAAAAAACAACTGAACAATTAGCTGAAGAAGCTATGACTACAACAGGTTTAGGTTATGGCTCACCTGATATAACAACAGGTATGCGTCAACAGGTTAGTCCTGAACTTCCTACAGGAACAGCACTTTCAGGAACACAATTAACAGAAAAAACTAATGAAATTTTATCTTCACAAACTTTAGGAACAACTCCTAGCGTTTCTACAACACAATCCCCTACAACAAATTTAAATGTTTCTGTACCTCAATCTCCAAATATTTCAACTTATACAGGGTATACAACACCTAATACACCAACGGCATCAGCCGTAACTGGCACATTAAATTCACAAGCTGTTATAGGTAATATACAAGGTGCTGTTTCTCAAGCTTCTCAAGCATCTGCTGCTACAGGAACTGTAGACCAAAAAGCAACAGTAGGGTATCAGTTATCACAACTATTTAGTTCACTTGGTAGTGGAACAAACTTACCGGCGTGGGCTTCTCCGGCAGTTAATAAAGTTAATGCTATTATGGCTCAACGTGGTTTGGGCCAATCAAGTATGGCAGCAGCAGCAATAACACAATCTATTATGGAATCAGCTATTCCTATTGCAGCAGCCGATGCAAAAACATACTCTCAAATGCAATTAACAAATTTAAGTAACCAACAAGCAGCTACAATGCAAAATGCTATGGTTAATGCAGCAATGGATAGAAGTAATCTAGATGCTCGTATGAATGCAGCAACAAATAATGCTCGTAATTTTCTTTCTATAGATTTAGCTAACCTAACAAATCAACAAAAAACAAATGAATTAGATTATCAAGGAAAATTAGAAGCTTTATTTAAAGACCAAGCAGCAACAAATGCTTCTAGACAATTTAATGCAAAAACACAAAATGAAGTAGATATGTTTTTTACTGAATTAGGTTCACAAGTAGATAACGCAAATAAAAATAGAGTAGCAGCACAGCAACAATTTAATACTGACCAATCAAATGCTCAAGCTCGTTTTGTAGGACAACTACAAGATTCACGAGATAAATTTAATCAAAATATGTCCCTACAAATTGCTCAAAGCAATGCTCAATGGAGACGAAATATAAATACAGCTAATACAACTTTACAAAACGAAACAAATAGAATTAACGCATCAAATTTATTACAAATTAATCAACAAGCTTTAGCTAACTTATGGCAACGATATAGAGATGAAGCTAGTTGGTTAATGCAAACTGCTGAAAATGCTAAAGCAAGAGCACATCAAGTAGCGATGTTTGCTCAAGAAGCTAACTTTGATAAGTCTATGTATGAAACACAAACAAAAGATATTATGTTAGGAGAATTAGGAAGAGGAGTTATAAAAGGTATATTTAATGTATTTAAATAAGGAGATGAAATGGGACTAAGAGATTTTTTTGATGATATAATACCTAATGAGTTAAAAGGTAATATAGGTAAAATTGCAGCAGCAGGAGCTGCAGCTTATTTTGGGTATAAAGGTATTAAAAGTTTTACAAGCCCTACAGGTTTTCTTTCTACTACTATGTCTGCCCCGGGTGCTACAGGTATGACTCAATATGCTAGTGGATTTGATAGACTAAAAGGTTTTGTTCAAAGTAAGGCCGATACACCACTCGGAAAATTTGCTAGTGGATTTGGTAAACAAATAGCAGGTCAAATAGGTGATAAGGGAGACCAGTCTGCAGCAGAAATACAAGCTAGATATGAAGCTCAATCAAAAGCTATGGCTGATGCTATGAGAAGTAGAAGTTATAATGTTCCATCAGGTGTACCGATGCAAACTGTAGGAAATTTTCAAGCGTCTCGAGCACAAGTACCGGGATTTAAAAATCCTCACGTAAATGAATCTTTAAATATGATGTCTTATTTTATGCAAGACTTAAATGATAACGGAAGAATTGATAGTAGTGCTCTATATGCTGAAGCACCTAGAGGTGTAACAATAGGCTTACCTTCTTCAAAATCTATGAAAATGAGTATATAATATGGAAAATAATATTAACGACCCAAAAAGTAATTTTAAACAAGGAGTAGAAACTGCGTCACAAGACCCTTTTAATTTTCCTGTGCCCGGACATTCTTTAACAGATTCACCAGAACAATGGGCGTGGGATAAACCTCCTAGAGTAACTGACCCTGAAGAAGCTATTCAAACAGTTATAGAAAAAGTAGAAAAGCCACAAACAAAAGAACATTTTTTAAGACTAATGGCAGGTGGTGTTACTGTTGAGGAAATAGTAAATACTATTGGATTAGCCGGGTTTACAGAAGGTGAGTGGTCGCCAGATGTAGCAGAACTTATTAAACCTGCTCTCGCTGTTTACTTTATAGGCGTAGCAATAAAAAATAAAGTACCTGTTATAGCATTTAATAATAGTGAATTAAAAGAAGAAAATAATATGGTTTCTAAAACAGATACATTTAAACTTATGAAAGAAAAAAATCCACAAGAATTTAAAAAAATAAAAGCAGCTATGCTTGTTGAACAACCAGTAGAACAAGAACCAACAATGCAAGAAGAAGGTTTTATAGATATGGAGGAAGCATAATATGAGTTTTGCATCAGGATTATTCTCTTTTATGGGAGGAATGTCAAAACAGTATCGTGAAGAAGTTGATACAGAAGCAGCAAGAAAAGCATCAATTGCAGCAGCAAAAGAAGAATCAAGAAGGTGGGCACTTGAACAACAAAGTGAAAAAGATAAATTTGATTTTGAAGTCACTAAATTTGATTTTGAAAAAGATAAATTTGACCAAGAATTTAGTTTAAAGGAAGATGTACATAATTTAAACGTATTAAAAGCAGCCAATGCTAAATCTGATAGTATTGCTGATAGAAGTTTAAAAAGAGACGAATTAAATTTTAAAATAGATTCATTTACTAAAACACATAATTTAAATAAAGATAAATTTATATTAACTGAAAACGAATTTACTCAAGCTAAAAAAGAGTTTATGGAAAAAATGGGTTTAAGTGAAAAAGAATATGAATTAAATAAACTTGAATATGATGAAACAGTTCGCTATAACAAAGAAAAAATTAGAATAGATGAATACGAAGCAATGATGGATGCCGAAGCAGGTGTTAGTACATATAGAGGATTAAAAAAAGAAGATGATTTAAAAATAAGTTTTGTTGGAGATACAGAAAATGAAAGATTATTTAGTGCTCTATCACAATTTGACGCTTTATCAAATGAACAAATAAAAAAACTAACACCAGAATCACAAGAACTATTGCAACAAAATATTAAACAAGCTTTAGGCCAATTAAAATTAAAATCATATGATGATACAAATAAAACTTATATAGATTTTACACAAGACTATAAAAATTTATTTAATTTAGACATACTTAATACAGTTTTTGATGAAGTAATGGATTCTATTAAAAGTGATGTGCAGGAAGATTTAAAAAAAGATGGTATTAAGGCTGATTCAGTAGCTCTTAGTACTGATGGAAGTAGAATATCAGCAAGCCCTATTAACTTTGATGAATGGGCTGCTCAAGCGGGTTTTGAAACACCACAACAATTACTAGTAAGTGTAGATTCTTTAATAGCTCATAATAATACAAAACAATCATTTAGTGGTAATCTAAGTCCATTTAGAAGTAGAGAATCTCTTTATATGACAATGAAACAAGAAAATATACCCTTTAATTTGTTACAGTTAAGTGAAGAATTTAATTATTTACAAGAACTACCTATGGATGCTTCTGTTAATTCACAATTTTATATTGACCTTTATGAAAAAGCAGAAGAAATAGGAATTATAGGCTCTAATGGTGAAGGTGCTGAACACTTATATAACTTTATTTATAAAGTACAGCCTCAAGGAGAGGTAATAGCAATAGGTGGTGTAATAAAAACAGCTATTACTCCAAAAGAAGCCGGAAAAGATGTAGATGTAAAAGCAGCATCTGACCAATACGAAGCTGCAAGTACAGCAATACGAACAGTAGACGAAATGATTCTTCGTATAGATAGTTTACGAGATGATGCTTTATTTGGACTACCAATGACAGCCGCTTCATTATTTGAAAAAGCTAAAAGTACAGCAGAAGGTGTACAACTATTATTAGGTAAAGTACAATCTGATGAAATAAAAATGACTGCAGGGGCAAGACAAAAATTTATAGAGGGGCTAAGTAAAATATCTGAAACACAAATGTTAGCAGAAGAAAGTGCAAAAATACAATACTTAAAGTTTTCACTAGCTTATCAAATGTCTATGGCATTACAAGGTGGTAGTGGTGGTCGTACTATATCTGACCAAGATGTAGACAATATGCTTAGAGCTTTAAATATGGATGCTATTTTAGGAATAGCCGATGCAAACCAAGTAAAAGCTTCTTTAGGAACAATACGTACTTTTATGAGTGGTATATCAAATAAAGCGTATTATCAATCTTTAAATAATATGAAAGGGTATAGAACTCATAGACACGTTGTAGGTATGATGGATGCTATGAGTATAGATACTTTAGAAAAATTAGCTCAAGAGCTAGAAGATAAAGTTTATGGTGAACAAGATGATATAGAGAATTTACTAACATCAGATGTGGCACAATTAATTGGTATAAATAATTGGGATTCTTCTGAAACTATAAATGGAGTTCCTGAATTTTCTGTATTTCAAAAAGATGGGTATCCATACGTAGAGTTTATTGACCCAAATAAAGGAGCATATTTTTTAACACAAGAAATGTTTGATAATTATAAACAATCGGAAAAAGGTAAAAAATCAAAACTAACCGAAAATATTACAAAAATACCAGAAGGTCAATTTCCTACTGACTTAACAAGTTTAGGAGGAAGAACAATTCAAAATCCAAATCTTATAGGACAATAACACATGAATGATTTAAATAATCAAATGCAGGAAGTAATTCCTGAAGAAACAAATAATGAGGTAGTTCCTAGTGAACTATCTTTTTACTTTAATACGGAAGATAGACTTAATCAAGAAAAACAAGTTATTGATGGCACAATTCCTGTAGGTTATGGAAGGGAAAATGGATATGATGGTGTTAAGCCAATTAAATTAAACCCAAACGATGATTATAATACTCGTTTATTACAATTATATAACTACCGTGAAAATCCACCAGAAGGATTTTCTGCTACTCAATTAGATGAACAGGTTAATGCATTATTTGATACAAAAAGACAGTACTATGAAAATGATGGTACACTTGTAACTGTACCTAATGATGAGTGGCGAATATGGACATCAACAAAAAGATTTATTGACCCTGCCTCAAAAATAATTCCGGGGTGGAAAGGTATATCTGAACAAGAAAGAGAATTTAAATTTTCAAAAGAATTAGAAGGTGAAGGATTAAGTGAAGAAGACCAACAAAAAATATTTCAAGCTACTGATGGGTGGTTTGCAGAAGATGGTGATGTTCCGTTTCTATTACAAGTACAAAATTTAGCAGGTAATCTTTATGACTTTTTTCCTGATATTGCAGGAGCAGGAATATGGGCGTGGCAAAAAGCAACAGAAAAAGAAGCCGATTTAAAAGCATTAGAAAATAGAGAAATTACATTTGAAGAATATACACAACAAGAACACGTAGCAGCAATATCAAATTTAGAAAAAACTCGCTACTGGGAAGACTTACGTAATCGTATGCCAATGATTGCACCTTATAAAAATCTTTATAAAACTCTAGTATTTAATTCAACTCAAGATAAATTTGGAGAAGGTATAGAATTAACAGATGAGCAGATGAATCTTTTATTTAAAGAAGGCCCTGTTACTTATCAAGTAGCAAGAGTTGCATCAGAAGCAATTCCATATGTTATAGCAATTGAAAGTGTATTGTTTAAAGGATTTGGACTAATGAGAGGGTCAAAAGCTTACGATGAAGCATTAGAATATGTTTCTAAAAATTCTCATAAACACGGCTCACCTTATGAAGCTCTTGTTAAATATATGGAACAAGATGCTATTAAAAAAACTTGGATAGATACAAAAAGAGGAAAGCGTTTTATGAATAATGTTGTTAAACGCTATGATAAAACAAGTAAAAAGATGACAAAAATAGAAAAGACAGCTTTAGAAAATGAAGTTAAGGTAATTGAAAAACAAATTATTGAGGCTGATAGAACAGGTGACGTAGTTAAAATGCGAAACCTAATAAAACAAAAAGAAACGTTGGTAACACAAATTTCTGGACTAAAAGTAAAATGGCTTAATAATTATACAACAGGCGTTGTGCGAAATGAAGCGTATGCATCTTCAATAGGTGGTACACTATATAGTTTAACTGGAAGTGATGGTTTAGCATTAGGTGGTGAATTAGCCGGTGCTATTTTAGAACCAAATATACATTCTTCTTTAAAAAATCTTACATCAGCAACTATATTTCGTGTAGGGCAATTAATTGATGGTTTAGAAAGTATAAATCTATTACCTACCGATGCAAAAATATGGTCAGATAAAAATTTAAAAGCTAAATTTTTTACTGGTGATGTAGAAGACCTTATGATTAGAGATAAGAATACTGGTGAACAACGTGCATTAACTGTAACTGAAATTGGTAAGTTAAGAGGATTTGCTGAAATGCTTGAAATTTTACCTATAAAAGATAGACAAAAAATTTTAGCAAGAATGCAGAAATCACAGGAAGTACTGGAAAACTTAAAAAGAGATTTACCCGAAGAAGCACAGAAAGATTTAAATATGTCAATAGCTGAGATGACAGGTCTATCTGTATTAAATGCTATTGATGAATTAACTAATATAAATATAAAAGTTACTAATATAAAACCAGATGATATTATTAAAGCAAATGATAATATGAATCAATCAATTGCATTATTAGATTCAATTGATAAGCGAATGCAAAATGTGCTAGGTAGTACACAAAATCCAAGTGATGAATTATTTAAGTTTGGAACTGAAATACAAAAAAACTTAGAAAGTATGAGACTTGATTTAGAAGATAGAAAAGAAGCATTTGACCAAGTAATAAGAATTTATAGTGATAGTTTAAATGGAATTAGTATTGCAGATAATCCAGATGCATTACATCTAAAATTTGAAGCATCCGTTAGACTTTTAGAAGAGTTAAAAAATAATGGAATAAGTGATTCTATAAGACAAACTGCTGCAGAACAGCTTGAAATAATGGATAAAAAAATATTAGCCCATTGGGAAGCTGTTGCAAAAGATTTAAATGGATTATCAGGTAATTATATTAAGGGATATACGGTACAAGATTATTTTGCTTCACAATATTATGTTGGAATGACACTTATGTACAGAAAAAAAGTATCTGATGCATACGGGAAGTTAGACGAGTTAACCGGAGGGCAGACTGTTGATGTAACAGATTCATATAGAGCAATATCAAGTATTATTGATAGAAATAGAGGAGATAAAATTAGTGATTTAGCTAATAAACTTCCTCCGGGTCATTTTAATAACAAGATGATGGGTATTCTTGAGCAGGGAGCTGATGATTCTTTAAATAAATTTCTTACTACTGATGACACATCTCGTGTTGCATTCGCTAGCTTTATGGAAAATGCACCAGAGCAAACAGAAGAAATGATACAAGCAATGGAGATACTTGTTAACAAACAAGGAAATTTAAGTAATAAAGATATTAATACTATATTTAATGCGATTAGTGACACGCTAGGACAAACAGAAAAATATAAAAATATAGGTTCTGATGCTATTACTAAATTAGATATTTATGATGCATTTAGAGAAGCCAATATTCCAATATCTATTAATTTAAAAACAAGTGATGCAATGGATTTACGTTCTTCATTAGTAACACTAAAATCAAAATCTTTTTTAGCAAACGAAAAAATACAAAGTTTAAATTATGACAACATGGTTTCTCAAATTGAAAAATCTGTTAGTGATTCAATGGTTGATAAAGAACAGATGGATGCTTATAATGAAGCATTAAATTTATCTAGGGATTATCATGTAAGGTTTGATAATAAAGATTCACTTTTATTTAAATGGGGGCAATTTGAAGGTGCTCCATTATCTGTTCGTGTAACATCAAATCTACAAGATGGGTCAAATAAATTAGATAGAAAAACACTAACAAATTCTAATATAGAAAAACTAAAAAACGATTTACGAATAGATAGTAAAACGGATGTACCTATATATAAACATACACTTGAAAGAGGTGAGTTTATTCCGTGGAAAAAAATATTGAACGACCCTATATACGCAGAAAAATGGATGCGTGATGTTGTAGAGCCTATGGTGGGAAGACCTGTTAGAGAAGGTGATAACGCTTTACCAAACCAAACACATATAATTGATATGTCTGACGCAGACGTTGCTCAACGTGCACAGATATTTAAAAAGTTACTGCAGCAAGAATTAGGTTCTTATATGTCTTTAAGTAAAACAGGACAACAATTAATGGATTTTAAAACTCGTAATGAAATTTTAGCATTAGCACGAGAAAAGAAAATTGAAATACCTACTGATATTAAAGTATCAAATGATGTTGATAGATTATTTAAAATAACAGATGAATTTAATTTGCTCGATATAAATTTAATTCAAGAAACTAACTTTGGCTATGAAACAGCTAGGGCTTTAAGTAAAACAGTACAAGCGTATGACCTAAAAGTAACTAAAGCTATAAAACTAGACTTAGAAAAGGCAAGAAAAATAGCTAATAAAAAACTACAAAATATTAAATTTCAAATACAAAATTTAAGTAGTCAGCGATTAATTACTCGCTTTGGAACTGATTTATCTGACCCAACAAAATTTTATAAAACAATTATAGAGGGTAATAACATAGCAAACTATAAAGCTCTTGAAGCAGCATTAACAGAAGGGCCTTATAAAGTAATGAATAAGGATGAATTTAAAGAAGTAGCAAAAACACTGTATAGAGAGTGGTTTAATGTCCATAGTAAAATTAGAAACTTACGACCAGATAAAGTACAATTTGAAATGGCTAGTAAAGTAGATGAAGCATACGGAACTGTTAATAAAGCACGACAATCTTTAGCAGAAAGTGAAGCAACAATTAGAAATGTTTATGAAACTAATTTAGGATTAGGGATTGATGAACTTACAAAAAACAAAGAAGTTTTATATGAGTTATTTGGTAAAGAGGGTGTTGATGGAGTAACTGAAATACTTCAAGTTATGGCAGCAAAAAGTGGTATTAATATAGATAATATTAACTTACAAAATATGCCTAAAGCTTTATCAGTTGAAAGTTGGATAAGTAGAATTTATTCTATTAATAGAGGTGTTATATCTCCTCGTTATGTTTTAACTGAAGCAGCTCTACAAAAATATAGAGTACAAAATACATCTATGTTAATTGATTTAATGAGTCAACCTGAAGCAGCAGGTATGATTCAAAAATTAATGACCGATGGTTTAGCTAAAAGCCCTTACGTAGATGTACGTTTACGAAAGTTTTTTCAAACACAAACAGTTAATGCAATTTTAGCAAATGAAATACTAAGTGAAGAAGGAGAATTAAATTTTAACAATGCAGGTAGCTTAATAGGAAAAGATTCAACAATAGGAAAAGCTATCAGATTTCCTTTTTCTACACCGGAGGACGTTGAACAAAGGTTATAAATGATAAAAATATGGTTTATGTTGGTGCTAATATCAATGCCGAACGCACCATCGGTTAAATATAATGGTTTTTTATACACTAATGAAGCAGAATGTCAAGTGGCAAGATATGAATTATTAGATATGTATGATGCAAGACCAGAAGATTATAAAGCAGGATTAGCAATGGATGCATACTGTATAGGATTTGAAAGTTTTCCAATTCGTGGATTAAATAAAACAGGAACAGGGATTTAAGCTATGGCTGAGTGGGAAAAAGAAATTGCAGAATTAAAAACAGATGTTCGTTATATTCGAGACGATATTAGTATTATGCAAAAACAAATACACAATTTAAATAAGACATCCAACATGGGGGTTGGGGGATTAAAAGTCTTTTTGGTTATAGGTTCTATACTTGCAGCCATTTGGACATTTATGAAAATAACTGACTAGGGAGGAAACGTTATGAGTAAATTAAAAGATATGTGGAATGGTTTAAGTAAGAAAGGCAAATTGTTTGTTGGTTCTCTTATAATCATTCTAGCACTTATAATTATAAATTATATATTTTAATAAATAAATAGGAGATAAATAAAATGTTAGGTGGGTTACCTGTCGAAATGATTACAATGCTAGGTTCTAGTGTACTAGGTGGAGTTATGTCTATCTGGGGACAAAGTATTAAAGCTAAACAAGAAGAACAAAAAATGCTTCTTGCAAGAGCAGAAACACAAATGGCTTTTGTTGATAAAGCTAGAACATACGAAAATAAAGGCTTTCAATGGACTAGAAGAATTATAGCATTAACTGCTGTATTCTTTATTATTGGATGGCCTAAATTAGTACCAGTATTTTTTGATACAAGTGTTTATTTAACTTGGACAGAATTTACTAGAGGATTCTTATTTCTAATAGAACAAAAAGAAATTACTATGGATAAAGAATTTTTTGGTGTAGTTATTACACCTTTAGATACCCACCTAATGTCTGCAATTATTGGGCTGTACTTCGGTGGAAGCTTAGTTAAAAAATAATGAAAGTATCCGAAAGCACTAATGTGCAAATGCCACTTAAAACGGTTGTTAGCCTTATAACGTTGGTAGCCGTAGGAACGTGGGCATATTTTGGTATTATTGAAAGGCTAAATTCTGTAGAGACTCGTGTTACGCTATCAGAAGCTGACCTTACAAAAAACACGGAATTCCGCATAAAATGGCCTCGTGGTGAATTAGGCTCCCTGCCTGCAGATGCTCAGCAGGATTTATTAATTGAGTTTATGAGTTCTCAACTTGAGTCTATGATGGAAGATATGGAGTCAATGATGAGCAATTCCGTAAATATAAAGAGAGCACAGCAGGATATAGAACGATTAATTGGGGATGTAGAAAAACTAAAGGATAAATTGCGAGAAACAAATGGAAGTTATTAGTGTTATAGTAATGTTCATGTTTGGTAATATGAATGACCAAGAACACCAAATGACACAATATATTCCTATGGAATCACTGTCTTCTTGTATGAAAGAAGTACGTCTACTAAAGAAAAAGACAACAGATTATAGTAAAGACGCTTTTTGTGGGCCTGCTATTGTAGAAATAAAAGATGATGAAGTAATTAAATTATATAATGAAGTACCCGAGGGTGCTGTTTTAGTAAATAAAAAAGTTACTAAAGAAGCATTTAAAAAATGGACTTTAAAAGCTAAAGAAAAATGGGAGAAAGACTAAATGAAATGGGTACGAAACAATTTTATATTACTTACAATATTAATATTAATAGCCATATGGGCAAAACCTGTTATAGCTGATTCAACAAATGATGCTAATACTCAAACCAATTCTTCAGGAAGTAATACTCAAATAACAGGTGGGTATGAATCAACAACAACAAATAATAATGATGGGCAAACAAACACAACAACGAATACAACAACAAATAACAGCACTACCAATGGGTCAGATGTACCTGTCAACTCAGCAAATTCACCGAGTTACTCCTCTATGTCTCAAGATGTGTGTAGTATGGGTGTTAGTGGCTCCGTTTCTACTCTCGGTTTTGGTGCTTCTGTTGGCAAACATATTAGGGATTTAAATTGTGAGCGTATAAAATTATCTAAAGTTTTATATGATTATGGTATGAAAGTTGCTGCTGTGTCAATTTTGTGTCAAGATGAGCGAGTTTTTGAAGCTATGCAAATGGCAGGAACTCCCTGTCCGTTTGAAGGTAAAATTGGTAAACAAGCTTTAGACCAATGGAATAAATATGATATTGAGAGACCAGATTATAATTCTTATGTATCAAAACTAGAAAATCGTTCTCGTATAGATGAAGAACTTGCAGAGATTGCAAGACAAGAGGAAGCAAAAAGAATAGCAGAAGAAAAAGCTAGAAAAGAAGCAGAACTCGCAACATTAAAAGCACAAGAAGAAATTGAAAATATTATAATTGAAACAGACTTACAAACAGAAGAAGTAAGGATAATTAATGTACACAAATGATAAAAAATGCAACTCTATGGATGATTAGACTATATATTGTATGGTCAATATGTTTAGATATAAGTATAATTGGAGGTATTTTTTACTATTTCTTTGTTCGCTAATAATATCTTTTAAGTCTTTTGGTGCAGATGTAACAACAGGTAATCTACTCCCTAATTCTGGGGATGGAGTTGATTGGGGTTCTAGTAGCACAGACCAAATTCATCCTGATTCTGGTTCTGGTTATGTAAGTAATGGTAGTACATTAAATGGATTTGATGTTACTTGTTCTACATCACAATCTAACTGTGGATATAAGTATAGTGTTGGGGGTGACTTTGAAGTTACAGGAACAACAACATTAAGTGTAGATGATATAGCATTAACAAATAATTCTATTAGTCAATCTATGCTAGATAATGGTATAACATTAAATAGTTATGTTGATGTTGCAAATTGTGAAAGTACAGAAGGTAACTGTGAATCTAAAGGTGGTGCAAATGATTCTCATACTACAACTATTGTATTAAAAAATTCAAGTGGTACTGTATTAAGCACTACAACACAGACAAGAACAGAAGTTACAGGATTTCAAGGTAATTGCAATGGCTATCCGGGTACAACTACTACAGGTGTAACTGCAAATTGTGGTCAATATAATGATAGAATTATATATCTAGGCGTAGGTGCTAACAAAGTAAATTGGTCATGGTCTGGTACAGATAGTAACTACACTAATCAATCTAGACAAGGGCCAAATCTATTAGGTTCATCTTTAACGATGACTTATAATAATACAGATTATAATCCTTTACCAGATGAAGAAATTTTTGATGATATTAATGATATCATAGATGATATACCAAGTGATTTTGATTGGTATAATGATGAAATAGTATTTGATGATACATATACTTGGGAAGATGATTTTTCTTTTGAAGAAGAGTACACTATGGAAGAAGATATGTACTTTGAAGAATTTGAAATAGACGAATTTGATATTGGTGATTTTGAACAGCCACCAATGTTCGAAGATTTTGAAGAGTTTGAAACTTTTGAAGAAATGCCTATTATAGAAGAGGTATTTTTTGAAGAGAATTATACAATGGAACCTCCACCAATGATGACGGAGGAATTATTTACAGAAGAATTTGAAGAGGACTTTACAGATTTTTTAGAAGAAACTGGAATGGAAGAAGAGTTTAACCAGTTTCTAGAAGATGAAGGCATAACAGCCGAAGAGTTTTTTGAAGAGATAACCGAGGAGGAGTTTGATGATGAACTTACTGAGGAATCTTTTGAAGAGTTTGAGGAACCGATGGAAGAAATCGCAACTGACGAGGAGAGCATACCAGAGACTGTTAAGACTGAAGAAGAAACAATGGAAGTTGCATCTGAGCCGGAATCAGAAATAGAAGAAAAAGAAGTAGCCCAAAATGAATCAACAGAAGAGCCACAAGAAGAGTCATCGAAAGAGGAATCCAATAGCGAGGGAACTGAAGAATCCGATGTATCAACAGAAGACAGTGGAGAGCAAGAAGATATACAATCGGAAGACACAGAAGTGGACACCGAAAACAGGGTTACTACAGATGTTGCAAAAGTAGAAAGTAGACTAAAAAAGAATTTAAAAAAAATAGCTAAACAAATAGCTAAAGTAACAAAACAAACAACTCAAAACTTAACAAAAGAGGATTTATTTTTTAAGAATAATACACTAGATGCCTATAATAAAATACAATTTTATAAATCAAAAGATATATATACTGACCAAGGATTAGATTTATTTAATAATCAAATAGATTTAGGTGTCTATGATAAAGAAATTTATAGTGATATAACTCTTGCTAGTTATTCACAAAATGACCCAGTAGAAGTACATAGGGTACAGCTACTAGAAGCACAAAACAAAACTAATAAATTAAAATTAGAATTGGAGGCATTACGAAATGAAAATAATTGAAAAACTTAGTACCTATGCGGCACTCCTAGGAGTAATTGGAGCTATTGGGGGAGGCTTTTACACATGGGGCCAGTTTAATTCAAGGCTTGATGCATTAGAAAGCACACCTCCAGTTAATTTAAAACCATTACATGAAAAAGATAAAGAATTAACAAAACAATTTGATGATGTTTTATTATACGCTAATGAATATAAAGTAGATTTAATTGATAGAATTGCAAAAGTAGAAGAAAAAATTAAACCTGTTGATTTAACTGTTGTATTTAAAGAAATAGGTAAAGTAAAAGAACAAATAGCAATGATTGATATACCAGAAGATGTAGATTTAAAACCTATATCAAAAGAACTTAAAAGATTAAGCGAAGAAATAGTTAGGATACTATCAAATCTATCAAAAATTAATCTTGTACCACTTGAAGAAAGTATAAAAATAATAGATGATACTATGGCAGAAATAAATAAAAAATTAGCTATTGTATCTAAAGAAAATGAAGTACAAGATGCTGAGATTAAAGAAATTAAGCTAAAATCAAATAATCCTTTAGCAAATTAACAATAGATTTTTTATGCCAAATTAGGTGTAAACCAGTTTAGGTTTAGAAAATCATTTTTTGACTATCCTTTACCATTAAATCAAATACCCCTGAATAGTAATCTAACATAGATGCTATTACAGGGGTATTTTCGTATGCGGGATTCCATTTATCCATAACTTCCATAAAATCAGAAGACCTAGCTAGCTTTGTTTCTAAAACAAGCAATCCCTCAGATGTAATCTTTACATCAAAACTAGCTATCGTTGTTGAACTTACTGCCATTATTCATTCTTTGTATCTCCCAAATTTCTAGACGGATATTTTTTATTAAACTGTGAAAAACTCAAATTCTTAACATCTTCTCTAAATTCTCTCACTTTTTTCTTTTCATTTTTCCTTACTTCTTCATCTGTTTCAAATATTGCTGATGTTTCATCAGCCCTCGGTCTTTCACTCATTCTTATCTCCCTTACATTATTTATTGCAAGCCCTTTTTCAACTAATTCAAAAAATTGCTCATGTTTCTGATTAATGTGTGTTTCATCCTCAAATGTTATCTTCCAATCATCTAAGTCAATATCATTTAATTTTTGTATTTTAACTT